CCAATACACAATACCTATCCAATTATAATGCATATGCATTAGATATTTAACAATTACTTTTATGGTAAAAACTTCATCTTATACAATAAAACAGCTAGCATGATTAGCTAGCTGTCCTGTTAAGAAAAGAAAACGGTGTTTAGCAAATGTTGCTGTTGTAATTGCGAATTACAACCATAGTATGAGCAGAAGTGAACATGTTATGTAAGAAAACTAAACAAAAATTTCATTTTGCCATAAATAAAATATGAACGATTCCTGAAACTGGTTATAGGATATAATTCCATTTCCATAACGAAAGTGACGAGCTCAGGTTGTTATAAGAAAGGATTGACTATATTGTATGAAAGCCTACTTATAACAGTCACAAATAAAAGAGCAGCTAGCAAAAGCTAACTGCTGGATACAAAGAAGAAGTGAAGGAATACATGGACGGTTAAATGAGTTCTGGCTTATCGCCCATATATAGTATGTGTTTAATATTAAGGAATATTCAGATGTATAAAAATCAAAAAAAGAGCACCTTCGAACAGTGCTCTTTCTCGGAGTGAATAGTCAAGTAAACTTATAAATGGAGGTGTATCAAAATTTACTCTATATAAAATATGTGTGTTTATATAAAAAGGTACCGCAAAAAAAGAGCAGTTAGCAAAGGCTAACTACTCCATTACCAAAAGGTTCCGGGCTGCCAACACTGTTAAGAAAGCAGCTTATAGATAGTATGCACAAAGTTATGGTAATTATTCAAATGAATAAAGGACAGTTAGCGGAAACTAACTGTCCAACCCTTAAAGAAAGGAAGGAATTAATGGGTATATAAAAATTCCTCCATCTATATTATTGACGGAATATCGAATTTTAATTCAGGGGGAGAGACACATGAGCTTAAAGAAAAAGCTTGGGAACATCATTTTGCACATTGAAAATAATCGCGGAATTATAGGTGATACACAGGTGCTAGATCAAGTACTTGAGAGCTTAAAAGGAATAGAAAGTGAATTACCAAAAGATACAGTGGAAGTTGGGCAATTAATCAGTACAGGTCTTATGAACGGTATTCGTGCACAGACAAGCGCTCCGGTGACTATAAACGAATCGCTTAGACGTACAAAATACGGTGAATATAACGGCCATAATCAATGGGATTTAGCAAAAGACTTTTTCCGAATGTCAAACGACGCATTCTTTAAAATGTATGGTTTTAATTTCGTTCCAAGAGGTCGATTGTTTGATGATGCAAAAAGCTTTGTGGCGAACCAAGAAGGTGTATTTAAGGGAGGGGCTATGAATAATGGCACGTATTAAATTAATCGATGAAACAATAGATTTATCACAAGTAAGCAAACCGATCGGCTGGGACTTAGAAGTAAACGGTGTGCCGTATGATGTTTATCGTATTGATGGCTATATTCACACAATCGGCGGCAAGATGGGTGAAAATTGTTACTGGGCATGTCCAGCTGGAGAGCAAGCAACTTATAAAAACCTGATTGAGTTTAACGGTGATGCACCAACTTGGGGAGTAATATTTGATCGTTCTAATTATATAAAAACAAAGTGGGATGAAACGTCAGTTGAATGCAATGGTGGTTGCTGGATAACACGTAACGGTAAGAAATTTTATGAAGTACCTGCGCGATATATGGATTACGGATTAGCGAAGGCGCAATACCTTTTAGTAAAGCTTTTAGAAGAGTGCCCGCTTTGGTTATCGGAGAGAAATTGGAAAGAGAAAGCAATCGGCCGCAAAATCTGGTACGAGAATCAACCAGCTAAGATAACAAGAATTAATGATGAAAATGAACTATGGATTGAACCTGATGGCATTCCATGTTTTAAAGCTCCTGCGCATTGGGACTGTGATGACTATTCAGATTATGAAAATGGGCTACGAGTAGACTTATTATCGCCTGATATCTATTGGTACCGTGATTAGGTAAGAGAAGGGGGTATCTAATACTATGAAACCCGTAAAAGCGAAATGTGAAGCATGTGAGCACGTGTTTCGTGTCCAGATGCTCACAGCACGATTACCGAACCGTGTGGACAAGCATTACTTTATCTGTCCAAGCTGTAAATCAGAATTTGTCAGTTATTATTCGAACCGTGAAATGAGACAGCTGCAGAAAGAAATTTCGAAATTATACAACGGTTTCTGTAAATGTTATACGAGGGAACAAGCAAATGTGATCCAGGCGAAGATTGATAAAAAAGACTTAGAGTTTAAGTGGTTACGAGATAAATTGAGAACGGAAATCGAAAAGAATTTACCAAATTAAAGGGGGCCAAAGTTATATGACTATACCTAAACAGTTAATGATTGGTAGTGTTCCATACGATGTCGAAGTAGTAAAAGGCTGGATTGATGAAAGAGAAAACGGTGAAGTAAGAATTGCTGAAGTAACATATCACGAGCAACATATCAAGATTTCGGATAACGTAACAAAGCATGAAGGGAAAATGAAAAACTTACTTCACGAAGCGATTCACGCGATGCTCTATGAATACGGAATTGACCGTTTAAATAAAGAAGCTAATGTCAATGCGTTAACTACAGTCTTTTTTGACTTTATTGAAAATAACATCCGTGGTGGTATCTCCAGCTTTGTAGGACATGAATACTTAGTACTTACGTCTCCTGCAAAACAGGTAGAAAAAGAGGAGCAGTATGGTTTTTCATTTATCAATACAGCAGCAGAACTTGTAGAAACGATTAATAAACATGAACCAAAAGTGGACGTGTCAGCGTTAGGAGCTGCAATGGCACAAGCGGAGGTTCATAAAACCGTTGATTTACAGGCAATTACGCCTGAGCAACTTCGTGATACTGTTAAAGACACCGTGAAAAATCGAAGTCGTAAACTACCAATCGTAGACGTAAATCGTAGTTCATTCCCTATGGAAGACGTTGTTAAAATTACTAAGCAAAAAGATAGACCTTGTGCACCAGATCCATTGAAAGAAAAAGAAGAGGCGGATCCAACTCATTGGAAAACAGGTATTAAGTATGACGATGAGGGTACACCGAGATATCGTACACGCTATGAGTGCTGCATGTGTGGGAATCGTGGGAATCAATACGAGTATCAAGAAAATAAATTTACAAAATGTCATAAATGTAATGCAAAGCTCAAGATAGTACCTGCAACGAAAAAAGGATTTCCTGAGCGTGATGCATTCGGTAATTTTTACGTAGCTAATGATGAATACAGCGTAATTTTGGAAGGGGAATGAATATGAAGAATACATCTACGAAAGATTTAAGTGAAGAGCTGGAAACACGTGAAGGTGTTACAAAAGTACAAGTAAGCCCTCATGAGAAAATTGAAGTAGCTGGTATTACGGTTGAGGGTCCAGCAGTGATTCTGATTAATAAAGATTAGAGGTGATTGGATGGAACTTATATACGAATATCCGATTTGGACAACATGGTTTATCTGTGTAATATTTTTCGGTTTAGCAAGCGTCATAGAAACAATTAAGAAGTAAGGAAGTGGAAATATGAGAGCTATATTGAAAACAATTGATGGATCGGAACACTGCATAGAAGAAGCGGATTTTATTCTGGAGGGTTACAACAAAATATCGGGAGCGTTGTTTACAGAAGGAAATACCATCGATATTACTGATGACGAAAAACGTATTAAAGGAATTGTGAATATGAATTATGTTTCTGCGATTAAGTTTGAGTATTGATAAACAAAAAGGAGCTGAAGAGAAATGAAATCAACAGGTATCATTCGTAACATCGATCCACTAGGACGCATTGTAGTTCCAATGGAATTACGCCGCACATTAGGTATTCAGGAAAAGGATCCAATGGAGATTTTTGTAGATGGTGAATCTATTATTCTAAAAAAATATAACGTTAACGGTTCTTGCCAAATTACAGGTGAAGTTTCTGACCAAAATATCGAACTAGCTGGCGGGAAACTCGTACTGAGTCCTGAGGGAATCGACCAAGTTTTAGCGGAAATCGAATCACATTTGAAGGGGCGATAAGATGAGTAATTCAGGTGGTAAATATTCAAATATTGAACTGGAAATGATTTTGGACAACTTTGTAAAGGCGTTACCGATGCAGATACGAATGCAGCGTGAAATGTCTAAATTGCTTAAAGCGCGTTTTGACGCACTTGTTTCTGAAGGGTTTACGGAACAACAAGCGCTGGAAATTGTAAAATCCCGTGGTGTAGAGTGAAAGGTTCGGAGGCGATCTTACGGGCAATGCACCAAGTAGGAGGAGAAATCCCAGCTACGCAGTTCGATACGTGGCTGGGACAACTCTCTCAGTTAGGGCTACTGGAGCAAGTCACGAAAGATGATAAGCATGTTTATTATTACCGGCTTACGGATAACGCAAGACAGTTTTTAGCGAAGAAGGGGTTAAAATAAGCTATTATTTCGTGTAGCTTATAATCTCACCATCTTGCTGTCTGTCAACATCATGTAATGCCCCATCTTCTTCCAGTAAGAAACAATCACTGGCAGGTTTATTATGTAAAGTAGTTAAATAAAAGACATAAAGTTTATCGCTAATTCCTACGTACTCTTCAGCGGCTTGCTGGAAAATAGTTTGACATTTCTCTGCTATATATCTATACGCGTTTGGGTGGCTTAACTGTTCTTCCGTTAGTGATTGTAATACGGCTTGTATTTTTACTTTAGCCGTATCTTGAATTGATTCGCTAGCACCTATAAGGTCAACGTCCCTAGCTTTGTTAAATGTTAAAGAATAATTTTGATTTACAAAGTTCTTTACAGAAGTCAATGTGAAACTCTCATTTTCTTTATCATAATCTGCTAAAATAGCACAGCCAATTGGATAATTTTTTATTTTATTTGTTTTAGAACTGAAATCATTCACACTACTGTAGAAATCAAGTATATGATTACGTCGATCCCTAGTAGTTATTGCTTCGTGACTATTGTACAAACAGTTACGTAGAATTTTCGCAGTGTAAAAAGAACTTTCTGAGCCCGAGGTTCCTAGAATACAGTCAGGAGCTACAAAAGTAATTTTACGTGAATAGTCGTGAATGATTTCGTCAGTTTTATCATCACTTTGGCGTGTATCACTGACCATAAGTATTCCCTTTGGTAATACGATACCAGCAATTAGTGTCATAGTTTCATCTCCATTCGAGTTTATATGTTAATGTGACATCGATAATTATAACAGATGGTAACTACGTAAGTCCTGTTTTTAGGGAATATATGTTCTTATAAATGTAATGAAGGAGGGACGCAAGTGAGTTATATAGATCGTATCATGGAATTAGCTCCAAAAGTACCGTCGGTCGTTTTAGAAGACGTGATGAACCGGATTAAGGATTGGATTGTAAGTGGTGGGAAAGAAGATGACTCATATATTGAACAACAACTGATATTTGTAGAACGTGTGGCAGCAAGGGGTATGGTGCACGAATGAAGTACATGTTGCACCGATTAGGTATCCGGTTTTCACCGTCACTTAATTTTAAAGGCATAGGTCCTTTTCCAATTCCTTTTGCGAGGAAGGAACATGACGTCTGAGGAAATCCGTAACTTACAAATCGATGGAGTAGACGTTCCGTTTTACGATGGATACGTGACGGTACAAGAAGGACTTGTTACGGGAAAGCTTACCTGGAGTCTCCATGTTGTGGATTACGGAGCATGCGAATTTGTGGCCACGAACCAGTTGCGTGATGTGGATATCGAGACAGAGCAGGGCAATGTATATGCCGGAGAAGGATTGATAACAGAAGTGACTGAAGAACGGTTTCTCCTAGCTGGAAAGTCGGTGCTACGTGGGTATGAGACAACAGCAGCGTGGCACGTGTTTCGAGATTGCAGTCAATTAAGCGAAAATAAAAATATATAAAAGAAAAAGTTTTAGGAGGGGGTCTAATACACTACAGTACTTACAAAAGAAAAAGAAAATAAAAAAGAACCCCCCTTAAAAAAATATACCTTATATATATAATATAAATATAAAACTAATAATTATATATTATATATATAGTATTATTTATTAATAGTTATATAGTATGTAATACTATTAATGGTTTAAGGTGTTTGTTTTAGGGGTTTGATTTTCTGAGTCAGGAGGTTCGGAGATGACCAGAATTGATGGCTATGTTTCAAAGAAGACAATACGACTGTGGCTGGAGAATTACGAATCACTGGCTGTAGGTGACCGGTTCCCTGATGCACCGCCTAGCTTTACGGGACCTAATGCGAAGGACGGAAAAAGCGATGGCCGACTGAATAAGATCGTGCTGGATCAGGCGATTAAACAATTACCGAAGAATATGAAATATATAGTGCTTGCTCGGTATGTGTACAAGATTCCTAGAAAGAATACATTACGGACTATGAATATTACTGCAAAATTATATTACTCACGCTGTAGACAAGCCGTGGATTTATTACACATGAGTATTAACGGCGATATGGCTGGTATGAGAAGTCTAATAAAAAATTTGTACGAGGCTTGACAAGATGGGGTCATAGTAGGTACAATTTATGTTAGGATGGTGAAGTTGTGTCCTACTCCAACAATATATAATGCGCATAGCCATGAGGCCCGTGATTAGGGTATCATGGCTATTTTTGTGCCCGTTGGATTGTACTGACTGTGGCGTATATAGTAAGTAGGAAATAGGGTAAGCCTTAGCGCATACTATGAACTATAGGCAACGGAAGGCTTGCCTCCCTAGGGTTGTTTTATCAGCCTTTCTCGCCGGATAAGGACAGGCCGCCAGACTCAGGGGGTTATTATTTGATATGTCGAAATTTGTTACTAGAATTTACCAATGAAAAACGATTTAACTTTGTTAACTTTATGCAGAAAATTACGTTTAAAAAAGAAAAAGGATAGAGAGAAACGTTGATATATAAGGGATGTATAAAAATATGTATATCACTTTCGTAGGGTGAACTAAAGTAACTCTCTATATCAATGGGTTTCTAATCAATCTTGTTAACATAATCGAGGTTATCGGCAGTAATTTTGAATATCATATTCATTGTTATACAAAAAATAGATTTATGAATTTTTTTCTAAAATTAACATAATTTTAGAAAAATCGACAAATGAATCACGGAAAAACCCCCGGGGGGGAGCCGTTTTTTGATACAAGGCTGACAGGCGCTCGTAACGTTCCGCCAGAATTTTTAAACTCGGGGGGCTATACAAAATATACGAATTTCAAGGCAATCGATACTAAATCGGTTGCCTTTTTCTATTTCAAGAAGAAAGGGGAGCGAAATGATGGCGAAGTTAGACGAGTTAAAACAGAAACTTACGGCTAAACAAATTCAAGCGGCGTACCTGCTTGTAGAAAACGAGTTGATGGAATCGAACAACGAGGAAAAAAGGACTCAGGACGAAATGGCCAACGAGTTAGGCATAAACCGTACAACACTTTGGGAGTGGCGAACTAAGAATCAGGACTTTATTGCATTCAAGAGCGAAGTGGCTGACAGTTTCCTTGCAGAAAAGCGTGAGCAGGTGTACAGCAAGTTAATGCAGTTAATTTTAGGACCGCAACCGAGTGTAAAAGCTATGCAATTGTATATGCAGCGATTCGGTTTACTGACTGATAAGAAAGTAATCGAGGGTGATCTAGGAAATGCGACCCGTACAAATGCGGAAATTGAAGAGCAGCTTCAGAAATTAAAAAAATTGACAGGCGAGTAAAAGGAGGGCGGGCTACATGGCATATATAGACGGTAAATGGTTAGCCCGTCAAGAACGTCAGGAACGTATCAATCTTGTAGCAGAAAGAGCGAAGAAATTACAAGAGTTGTACGAAACTGGTGAGGCTACAGAGTATTACATGGATACACTACTTGCTGACATCGATGAGCTAGAAAAGTTAAAAAGGGTGCACCGCGGGGAACATGACATGCTGTATTTCATGTATGAGTATTTCTCCGAAGAAGGTAACCCAGGTAATCCGGATAACTTAATCCCAGCTGGCGTAACGATGGAAAACGCAGCGGAGTTTCACCAAACGCTATGTGGTCTATTAGATGACATCACAACGGGTAAAGAGAAAAAGAAAAAAGTAGCTTGGAGTGTAGGACGTGGCCACGCGAAAACCGCTTATCTGAGTAACGGTTATTTGTGTCATCAAGTCGTGTATCGATTAAAGCAGTACATTGTTTTAATTTCTGAAACATCTGATGTAGCCGGTGATTTTATATCTTGGGCACGTGATCAGTTAAAGTACAACGAGAAACTACGTGAAGATTTTGGTATCTTACTTCACGAGCAAAAGAGCCGAAACGAAGTTGATAATGACAAAGAATTCGTTACTTTAACAAACACGAAAGTCGAAGCAAAAGGTATTGGGACTCAGGTACGTGGATTACGCCACGGTTCAAAAAGGGTTCAGCTCTATATTTTGGATGATTTGGAGAGTAAAGAAAATACCGCGACAGTAGATTTAATCGCAAAAAATAAGCGCTGGTTCAAGGAAGAATTGCTTCCAGGTTTAAGTCGTCAAGAAGGTGCCTGTATTTATATGGGTACCATTGTTTGTTACGACAGTTTATTGCATCACGTTATTAAAAACCGTCGTGATTTCGTATCAAGATCGTTCCCAGCAATCCTAAAATGGTCAGAGCGTGAAGATTTATGGCAAGAATGGCGTGAGATTCGTCAGGTGGATGATCCGGACTCTGTAGATCGTGCTCGTGAATTTTACGAGCGGAACAAAGAAGAAATGCTTCGTGGTACAAAAACATTGTGGCCATCACATTTCCCTTATATCGATTTGATGGAAATCAGGGAAGATGATGGAACAAAAGCGTTTAATCAGGAGTATTTATGTAACCCGACTGACGAGGAAAGACAAATATTTAAACCTAAATATTTCACGTACTGTACTGAAGATGATTTGAAAGATAAAAAACTTCTGTATTACGGTGCGGTTGATTTCGCGATGGGTAAAGAAAAAGGTGACTATAGTGTAGTAGTCACACTTGCGAAAAATGTTGAAACAGGAACTTGTTACGTTATCGATATTTTTATGGAGCGTGTGCATCCAAATACGTTGTTAGAAAAAGCTGTAGAATACACGCTGGCATATCAATATGAATCACTTGCAGTAGAGGCACAACAGGCCCAGGAGTGGTTTGCTGAGAAGGTTGCTGAAGCGTTGCAAAAGAAAGGGTACCCTTCATCGACTCGTTTAAAACAAATTAAGCAACGTACACGAAAAGCGTTACGAATTGAATCGTTATTACCTGACATACAAAGCGGTAAATTACGATTTATGAAACATTTACGTGCTTTATTGGAGCAATTTGAAATGTATCCGATGCATCCACATGATGATGGTCCGGATGCGGTTCAAATGGCTTTTTCTATTGCGTACAAACGCGCGAGACGTAAAGCAGGAACTACAGGCAATTCAAGATATTGAGAAAGGAGGGGCTTGAATGAGAGTACAAGCAAATCGTCATTTTATGAATCCAGTAGAAATTGTAATGCCGGTTCGTACCGCGCTTGGTGATTCTGAGTGGACACGAATGATGGCCGAGGTTCGTTTGTATGAACGGTATGACGGTGACTTAAATGTTTGGTCTGATTACAAAAAGCCTGACAATCTAGATTATGAACCTACGAAAATACAACTTGATTATCCTCAAAAAATTGTAAACATGATTGCAGCATGGCAATTTGAAAAAGAACCGAAAGTAACAGTTCCTCCTGATGTGATAGATGATCCGGCGCTTATGATTCAATCAGGTTATGAGCCTAGTGATGAGCAACAAGCCGAAAATAGTAGAGCAAAAGCGAAAGAGCGGTTATTGACATGGGTTTGGGACGACAACCGCATGCATGAGAAGTTACTCGCAGCAGCGAAAGACCGTGCTATATCAAAAACTGGTGTGTATGCCCGTCTTCACTACGATAAACGTCGTGGTGAATTTAAGGTTATTTGGCATCCATCGACGGAAGTTATTGCGAAGTATAGCGAATGGGATATAGATCAGCTGGAAGAGGTTCACTTTATTGCTTGGCTCGATGAAGAGCAAACGAAAATGTGGAAGTTATCGTATTACTTAGTTTGGCATGAAGAGACTGGTGAGTACGACTGTGAAATTGAAGAAGCGGTATACAATGGTGACTTGGAAAAACAAGAAGATAGAGTTGAGCGCTCATCGATGGGCATCGATTTTATTCCTGTAGTACCGGTACCGACTGAAAAACTAAGTAAACGTACTACCGGTTATAGTGAACTTGAAAAAACAATAAAGTTGTCTGAGGAAATTGATAAAAAAATGTCTGATTACTCGGATGCGTTACGTTTTGAAATGTTTGCTATTACTTTATTAACAAATGTAGATGAGGATCCTAAAAATCCACTTCAAGTTGCACCTGGTGCGAAATGGGATTTAGGTGACGGTGCTGAAGATGCAGGTGAACCAAGCGCTAAAAAGCTGGAAAGTGGATTCCGATTTAAAGAAACCATTGAAGCATATCTCGACCGATTGCAAAAACGTCTACATGAGAAAGCAGAGGTACCGATGGTGAATACTGCTGATATGAATACGGGTGGCATTAATGATATGGCCGTACAGCTTTTATTCAGTAACATCATTTCAAAAACGCAACGCTCATGGGTTATATGGCAATCACGCCTACAAACCTTAAATGAGTATATTTTGCGTTATATGAAAGCAAGGCAAGATGACCCGAAATTCAAATACGATAAAGCGATGTTAGCAAAAGTAGATAACTATTATGCTAGCAAGATTATTTTTGGTTTGCCGTTACCGCAAGATCAAAAAGCTCTTATCGAACAGTTAGGCGATGAAATTTCTAACGAAATCGAATCAATTAAAGGTGCGATTACTAGAAGTGGTAAGGAAAATGCGGAACAAAAGTTCATGGAGATTATGCAAGAGCGGATGTTGAAACGGCAGTCTCAGGATCCGTATAACGAAAAGTAATACTTGCCTTACGAAATGGCGCTATAAACTTTCGGAAATTATAGCCGACAGGCTCAAAATGGAGGATTTGCAAATGGAATACGTAAAACAAGCTACAGCATTAAAGTTTTTTGTAGGACAAGTACAAAAAACACCAAAGTTCCCACTTCGATTAGATTTTCAGTTTTTCTCTGACGGCGGCGGTTCCGGGGATGATCCAGACAAAAAGCCTGGAGGTACAGATGATCCGCCAAAAACTTTTACGCAAGAAGAGCTAGATGAAATTGTTAAGAAACGCTTAGAACGTGAACGTAACAAGTCAGCAGAACAATACGGTGACTACGATGACGTTAAAGCGAAATTAGAAGCATATGAAAAAGCTGAAGAAGAGCGTAAAAAACAAGAAATGACGGAAGTCGAACGTTTGCAAGCTGAGAAAGAAGAAGCGGATAAAAAAGCATTAGAAGCTTCTGAAGCAGCGCAAAAAGCACAGGAAAAAGCAAATGCTCGTATTTTGAATACTGAAATTAAGAGTGTTGCACGTGCTTTAGATGCGAATGATCCAGGGGATGTACTGGCTCTTTTAGATAAGTCTTCTATCCAGCTTGATGAAAAAGGTGAATATCAAGGGGTTGAAGAGGCGGTTAATGCCTTGAAAGAAAGCAAACCTTGGATGTTTAAGAAAGTTGTGGGGGCAGATGCAGCTGGTGGAGCGAATCCAGGAACAAATCCGAGAGCTAATGAAATTCTTGCTCTAGAAAAAGAGCTGGAAGAAGCGAAAGCAAAAGCATTAAAAGATTCAAAGTTTGCGGGAGAGGTAACACGTATTTATAACAAGTTACTAGAAGTAAAAGCAAAGAAATAGTAGGTCGCTGACAAAAAAGTCAGCGATTTTTTTAATTTAAAAAATTTGAGGGGGCTACAAATATGCCAGTACCAACTACGTACGAATTTCAACAACAAGTAAGACAAATGCAAGCGAATGTGGATTTGATTTTAACGAAAGCACCTGTTCTTTTCGGATTAATTGGAGTAGGAGACGGGTTAACACAAACGAAATTTGAATGGCAAAATGATTACTTAAACTCAGATACGGGTATTGTGAAAACTGCGGCAGCTGTTGGTGCTACAGACCTGGTTTTAGAAAAAGGTGAAGCTCGTAAATTCACTGAAAATGCACTTGTACAAAACGGTTTAGAAGTCCTACGTGTAGTAAGCGTTGATGAAAACGCGGATAAAATTACTGTTCAACGTGGCTACGACGGTACACCAGCTGAAGCAATTACAGCTGGTGGTGAGTTGAAAGTTATCGCAAGACCAAGACCAGAAGGTGAAGATGCTTTCCGCAAAAATGAAATTAACGACCGTCTTGTGTCACACAATTTCTCACAAATCTTTTCAAGATATGCATCTGTTTCACGTACACAACAACAAGTGAACACATACGGCGTATCAAACGAATTAGATTATCAAGTAAACCTACGTTTACAAGAGATGATTCGTGAAGCGAACACTTCTTTAATTTATGGCCGTAGAAATGTCGGTTCTCCAACACAACCACGTACTACAGGTGGTTTATTTGCATTTGCGGGTATTGAAGGTTCACATAAGCAAGACTTTAAAGGAAACGAAATTGCGGCAAAACCTCTAAACGATGCTGTAGAACAAGTATTTACTCGAGGCGGTTCGGCAAATACGATTCTATGTGGACCAAATATCGCACGACAAATTACAAAGCTGGGCGGTGATACAATTCGTACTACACGCCAAGATACTGCTGCAGGTTACCAAATCTTATCGTTTGTATCTGATTTACCAGGTGGAGCGATTTCTAGTGTGGTAGTTGATTTGAATATGCCTAAAGATCGTGCATTACTTCTTGATACGGAAAAAGTTAAGGCGCGTTACTTAACTCCAATTTACGATCAAGATGCTACACCAAATGGTGCTGACTACTTCTCTCGTGTAATTCGTTGGGAATTTGGATTTGAAATCAAAAATGCTAAAGAATCTATCGCGGTTCTTGAAAATATTTCCAAAACAATGGCTTAAAAGGTAGCGGCAATGCTACCTTTTTTGCATTTTGAAAGGAGTTTTATACATGCCTATTTCTGAAAATCAAGCGCAACGTTTAAATAGATCGATGCCGATTACGAATGACGTTAAATTAGGTACAGTTATTAAAGAGCTACAAGAAAAAACAGCTCAACTACCTAAAAAGGTGGATAAACAGGCAGATAGTGCCGCAAGTGACGTGGCGGGTGTAGTGAAAGACCTAAACGCACTGATTGCAAAACTAAAAGATGCAGGAATCATGAGCTCTTAATAAATTTACAGTGACGGAGGTGACGCCAAATGAAGGTGTCGGAAAGGCTAGGGAGTCGGTTAGCAAAAGTTCCAAAAGTAACTCAGGAGGACATCGGAAATTGGCTAGCTGAAGCCGAAGCTGAGTCAGAGTTAACCGAAGAAGTAAATGCAAATGCTGTCTTTTATCTTGCACTATCATTTGCTTATGAATCAATCGCAGCAGACGCAGCACGTTATTTTTCTTATACAGATGGCGAGGAGTCGGTTGATAAATCGATGATCTTTGCTAACTATAAGAAGTTATCAGCAGATGCACTTAAAAAGTACAGGAAGTATAGACGGGGCAAAGGTACGCATCAAACATTTGCTAAGCGAGCGGATGGGAGATGATTACATGAGCGATTCTCAACAAGAAATGGATGCCGTGCTTGATGCCATTTCTGAAGAATTTAAGGAAGAGCACGAAAAACAAGTTTCTGATACTGTTAAGGCCATTATCTTAATACGTTTGTTTTTGGTTGATTTACTGAATGATTATCAAAAGGACGGAATTGTGAAGCGTAGCAGGTTGAATGCTTTACTACGAGACCTTTCTGTTTATGAGAGAGAATTTCGTAAACAAGCGGAGCAGTCATTTCACAAATTGATTGAAAATACGTCGAAATGGACCACATCGAAATTATCAGAAGTAGGTTTGGACGTAAAATCTATAACTACAGTAAACAAGCGAATTATTCAAGAGGTAATAAAAAGACCTGGAGAAGACGGATTAATACTTTCTGATCGTGTATGGAATTTATCAGGAGATATGAGAGATCGATTAAGTAGCGTAATTCGTCCTGCGGTATTAAAAGGTGAGAGTATCAGCATGATATCTCAAAAGATTAAAGAAGTACACGACAACGAGAAATGGAAAATTGAGCGTGTCGCTATTTCTGAGAGTAATAATACGTATCGAGCAGCTACTATACAGAATGGTTTGGAAAGTGAGATTGTAGCAGGTTATCAAATTATAGATAATGGCCACCGTCACAGATACCACTCAAAGCATATGTGTTACAAGCTAGCGCGACGTGATGCATACGGTTTAGGAGCTGGAAAGTATCCGAAAAATATTCCGGAAAGTCTTATGAATCAATTGATAAGCCCGCATCCACAATGTTCTTCTCGGTTGAATTATCTAATAAGCGAGGAGGTGTAGCAATTGCTTACAGAGGATGATATTAAAGAAATTCGTGAAAATCGTGAAATGATTGAGCAGGGACGTAGAGAACCGGTGATTTTACACATTAAAGGAGTTTCCGAAAAGGATCCGATTACAGGAGAAGAAATACAAGGTGAATCTCGAAAAGAAACCGTTCAAGTAGTATGGAAGAAATTCACATCAGTCGAAAAGACGAAGTTTGCTGGTCTTGATGTGAAAAAGGGAGAGGCACTTGTTACATTTCACCTTAGTATGGACCTGGAGAACATAGAAAAAATTGAACGAAATGGTGTTTTTTACGTTATTGAACTTATCGATGAACGAGGGCTTGGTGGTGTAAACCGTCGTGAGGTAATTGTAAAGAGGGTGATTTGATGAGGATTAAAGTTGTTGTTAAAGGGCAAGGAGCTGTGTTAAAAGCACATAATCCCAATCGCTACAAAAAGCCAATAGAACAAACGGTAGAAAAACATACACGTTTACAGGCTAATAAAGCATCTAATCGTGCTCCGATTTTATTTGGTCCTTTATCTGAAAGTATTCCTGCAAGTGTGAAGATGGTAGTTGGTTCAAGAATTATTGGCACGTATGGATCTCCACTTATTTACGCAGCAGTACAAGAATTTACACACAAAACTAAAAAAGGATTTATGCGTAAAACAGCTTTTGAAGGTGAGAAACCGTTTGTTGAGGATATAAACAAAACTGTTCAAAGCGTAGCAAAGGGGCACTAATTATGTTAAACGACGTAATGTATTCGCTCAAAAAAGCATTAGATATGTTTGCGCCTACTACATGGGTATATGATGGTGTTTCAGTATCAGGAAACACTAAACCTTTCATTACCATTGAGGATTTATCAGGAATAATTAACAGGTATTCAAAAGAGAATTTCTCACGTAATCACCTGATTCAAGTTGGTGTATATACGGATAAAATTTTTGATAGGAATGATTTGCAAGATCGAATAATTAACCGATTCGAAAAGGGTTCAATTGACTTGTATGACACAAGCAAAAAGAATCCGGAGCAAATCGGTTTTTTTAATGCAGAAGTAAAGAATTTTGAACCGCTATCTCAAAAAGACGTTGAGGTTTTAACAGCGAAACATTTGAGTTTTATAACTATAACAATCAGAAATTAGAGGGGGAGTAAGAATGGCAGATGTAGCAAAAAGTAATGCACCAGAGTTTAAAGGTGCGGAGACACTTTATTTAATTGATATCCCACAAGCTGACGGGAAAACTACAAAAACGGTTCGATTTTATAACCAGACATCGGGTTCCCGATCAATCGAAGCTGGAGAAATTGAGTTGAAAACAAAGGATAAAAGCGGATCGGATTACGGAGATGTAACACAGTCCGCAAGTATTGAAGGTATTTGTACAGAAGGTGACGAGGGTCTTGATTATGTAGAAGAAGCCATTATTAATAAAGTTTTGGTAAGAATTCATGAAGTTAACCTACGTAGTGCGACGGCTTCTTCATATAAAGTTAAATCAGGAACATACATGTTGAATAGCTTAGAGCTATCTCATGAAAATGAGGAGTACTCAAAGTATTCTATTGGTTTAAAATTAAATGGGAAAATTTCTAAAGGAACGATTAGCACTGTACCTAATGGCGCGCCAACTGGGGACGTAGCTACGCCGTAAGTAAAGCGAGTAAAATAGCTCGCTTATTTATTTTGAATAAAAAACTGGAGGGAACTAATAATGGCTGAAAAATCATATACGCGTTTTGTAGTTAATGGAGAAGAATTTGAACTGAAATTTTGCTTAGAGGCAATCAAATTGCTAGATGAAAATGGCGGCCCAATGCAGTTCGTTTCTCAAACAATGCAGGGTGGAATAACGAATTTTGTAGAGGTAATCTATTACGCGTTAATCCATACAGCAAAAGGAATCACATATGATGCAGTACAGAAAGAAGTTGAAGCTTTATTTAATGCAGAAAAACTGGATCTTGATGAAATTCTAAAGTACAACAAAGCGGTTGTGTTAAATAGTTTTTTCTTCCAGAAGACAGTGAAAAAACTTCTAGCGACGATGACAGCGGAACAACAGAAGTCGTTCGAGAACCTGTACGCATAAATATTGATGAGTTGCAAGGTGAGTGTTTTCGTTTTTTTAATATGACCACCTTGCAATCTTGGCGTATAAGCCTCAAAGAATACCACATTATGTTGAATGGTTATAAGGAGCAACTACTGGATAAATACGAGTTTGCGAGTGTACAAGCTTTGTTTAATCGAAATGCTCAAAGTGACAAAATTAAGTCTTTAGCGGATATATACTCACGTCCGGAAAGTGTTCGTGATATCGAAAAACAAGTAAATGAACGGAAAGAAGTAGTTGAAAAAATTCAAAGAAACGAATCATTCTTTGATCAAATAGAATCGATGATTAGAAGTCAAATACAAGAAGATGAAGGGTCGGTGAGGTGAATGAGTCAGAACAAGGTAGAAACTCAGGTGGTTGCTGACATATCAAACTTAATTAGTAACCTTGGACAAGCTACACAAGCATGGAATAAATTTTTTCAGCAGATTAGTAGACCGCCTCCTGTCCCACCGGTTCCACAACCGCCGTCACCTCCACCATTACCGCCAGCGCCACCAGCACCGCCTCCACCGGATTATTCGGGATGGCGCGCTAGATTTCAAGAAGTAGGTAATCAAGCAATTGAAATGGGCCGACGTGTACAGCAAACAGGACAAACAATGCAAAACGCATTCGGTCCTGCAGCTGCAGCGTCGGCTTTTGCTTTAGGGAGCATGATTCAAAAATCACGTGAATTTGAATCTCAAACCCGTAAAGCAGCTGTTTTAACTGCAGGTGATTACGGTCAAGTAAAGAAAGCGATTCTTGATATGGCAAAAGACTCTGTGTATTCAACAGGTCAGGTAGCAGCAGCTTTTGCTGAAATGGGTGCGAAAGGTTTCGATTCGGCTCAAGCAACCGCTGCATTACCTGGTGTGTTGAGTGCGGCTGCGGCATCAGGTGAAGACCTGGGAATGGTTGCGGATACGATTACGTCAGCTTTAAATTCTTTTGGTATGGAAGCAAGTCAAAGTACACATGTTGCTGACGTGTTAGCGACCGCCGCGAATGCAACCGCTGCTGGTGTAGGAGATATGCAATACGCATTTAAATATGCAGCAGGACCTGCAGCACAGTTAGGAATTTCAATGGAAGAGCTTGCGGCATCTGTAGGTATTATGTCCAACGCTGGTATCAAGGGAGAAACGGCTGGTACAGCGCTTCGTGCATCGATGCTACGTTTAGTTAAGCCACCAAAAGCAGCAGCAAATGAATTAAAACGACTCGGCGTATCTATTACGGATCAACAAGGGAATATGAAGCCACTCTCTCAAATTATTGGTGAGTTAAAAACAGGAATGGAAGGTATGACAAATGCACAAAAAGGTGCGGCGTTAGCGACGATATTTGGTACAGAGGCTGTATCAGGTATGATGGCACTTGTATCTGCAGGACCTGAAAAGATTGATGCGTTAACACAATCCTTAGTGAATTCAGATGGCGCGTCAAAAAAAGCTGCAGATTCAATGCTTGAAGGATGGGCTGGAGCATTAACGAAGATGGAAGCATCTTTAGATGTTGCGGCACGTGCATTTACTGATGCATTAGCTCCTGCATTAATGGCCGTAGCTGGAGTAGTTGAAACCTTGGCAAACGCGTTTATGAAATTACCAGCTCCTGTGCAGACTATGATTGCTTCCGTAGTAGCATTTACTACGGCTTTTTTAGTTGTAGCAACAGTAATCGGCATGGTAACAAATGCTGTAGGTACAACCATGATTCTATTTGGTAAATTAGCTAATTATATAAGTAAAAGTTCAGCTGTAGCTTTTATTGCTAGAAATGCCATGATAGCACTGCGTGCAGCTTTTGTGTTTCTAACAGGACCAATCGGAGCAACGATTGCAATTCTAAGCTTAGTAGGGGTAGCGCTAGTTCAACTTTATAAGCATAACGAGACTTTCCGAAATGCCGTGAATAGTGCTTGGGAATCAATAAAAAGTGGGACAGTATCAGCTATCGAGTCTATGAAATCGGCACTAGATTCTTTGGGAACGTACCTTGGAACGGTACCTGCAAAATTTTCGGCGATGGGTAGTGCTATAGGTACAGCCTTTGACGTAGCAATTGCAGTTATACAGTCAAAATTCATGTCAATTGGTCAAAGTATAAGCGGAGCTTTTTCTTCCGCGATTTCTGGCTTAAGCTCGGCCTTTTCTGGGATAGGTTCTGCTATTTCACCAGTGATTGAATTTATAAAAATATCATTTTCTTCTATCGGAAATACAATAGCAACCTTAACACCGCTGATTGTACGATTAGGGTTAACATTTTTAGGGGTTTCAGGACCTGTCGGTTGGGTAATAGCGATCGTAGCATCATTGGGGGCTGCAATTTTTAAATTAATAAACACAAACGATCAAGTAAAATCAGCATTTATGTCAGCATGGCAATCGATACAACAGATTTTTTCTACTGTGATTTCTGCTATTTTACCAGTTGTTCAGTCAATGGCTCAGGGGATTATACAAGCTTTTGCTTCTCTAGCACCAGAGTTTCAAAAAACAGGTCAAGTTATAGCGGAAAGCTTTGCTACATTAGGCCCCGCGTTTGCGGAGCTAGGTGCAGCCTTTGGTGAGCTTGGTGCTACAATTGCAAGTCTTTTTGGTGAAATTGTACAATCGGTTGTGCCTTTAGCTGCTGAATTGTTTACTGGTTTTGGTCAGGTCATACAACAAGTTATGCCTATGGTTACGGAGCTTATCCGTATGTTCGCTGATACAACTATAGAAATTATGCCGTTGATCAGTGAAGGGATTCAATTTTTATCTCAAATGTTTACCGATTTTGCGACTACTGTTTTACCGATATTTCTTCAAGCTTTCCAAACTGCATTCCCTATTATTTTACAAGTAATTCAGGCGGCATTTAGCATAGCGGGAATGCTGATTCAAGGATTTGGAGAGGTTCTATCAATCATAGCGACGTCAGTGATTCCGGTAATTCTTCAGGCGGTACAAGCGGTATTCCCGGTAATAGCTGGGATTATCGCCGCTGCGATTTCCGTTGCGATTCCGATAATTCAATTATTAGGTCAGGTAATCTCAATCATAGCGACTACGGTTATTCCTCTGATTTTACAAATTGTCCAGGCGGTATTCCCGGTAATAGTTTCGATAATTCAAGCGGCGATTCCCGTAGCTACTGCGATTCTTGAGGGACTAGCCACAATAATAAAAGGCGTAGTAATCCCGGCGATTCAATTTATTTTGTCGATAGTCCAAGCAGTATTCCCGGCAATTATGGGCATTATAACCTCAGCGATCGGGATAATCACCAACATAATAAAGCTTTTCACTTCGGTTTTAAAAGGAGATTGGAGTGGAGCGTGGAACGCGGTGAAGGGCATTACATCGAGTGCGATGTCATTAATTGGGAATATTATCCAAGGAGCGATAAGCTTAATTTCTGCGGTCGTGACTAGTGGACTAAATCTAGTAAAATCGGTTTTCTCCAGTGTTCTTTCAGCTATAGGTTCTCTAGTAAGTTCAATTTTTTCCGGTATAGGTTCGGTCATTTCATCAACGATGTCCGCAGCGGGTAGTATTATTTCTTCAATGTGGAATGCAGCAAGGTCAGCGACATCTAGTATTTTAAATTCTATCTATAGCACAGTGACACAAATTTTCAATAATGTGAAATCATTCTTAAGCGGGATTGATTTAGGTAGCATCGGACGTAATATGATGCAAGGGCTTCTAAATGGTATAAGCTCTATGGCTGGAGCGATTTGGAATAAAATTACGGACATCGGAAATGGAATTAAAGATAAAATTTCTGGTCTATTATCGATTCACTCACCGAGTCGTTGGTTCAGGGATTTCATTGGTGTCAATATGATGAAAGGCTGGATAAACGGTATTGATGCAATGAAGGGTGCGGTACAAAGAACTACAGAACAAATGACTGAGTGGATGAAGCCAGAGGCTATGCAAGTGGAGACGGTATACGGAATGCCAAGGGGGTTAGGTGCTTACCAGACAGCTAGACCACAAGTAAGCTCAGGGTATACGGATTCTGGAACAGCTTCAAATTCTACAGCTAGTGAAAGACAACCTGCATATATTAATATACAGCTTGGTAGACAAGAGTTTAATAGGTTCGTTGATGATATTACTGGAGAGCAAGAGGCTGTGAAAAAACGGAAAGAAGTATTTTAAAGGAGGGCGGTAGATTGTTAGTTTTTAATGGGATTAATTTAGAAAAATATTTCGAGAAAAAATACGAAAAAGGATTTTTTATGGTTAACGATATAAGAGGTCGTGGAATTTTAAGTGACGAAATTAATGAGTTAACGGTACCTCACCGCCCAGGAGCATATTTTTTAGGTAAAAGGACTCCCAAGAGAGTATTAGAAGTGGACTTCTCTCTTAAGGGGGTCTCTCTTTTTGAATTAAGAAAACGTATAGATGAGTTAAATAATTTATTAAATACTGAGGGTCCTGTAGAAATATCGTTTACAGATGAACCAGAATTTACCTACTACGGAATTAAAGAGTCTGTTGAAGAAAAACTTGAAAAATCTAATATTCATCAAGCGACTATTTCAATAATATGCCCAATGCCATATAAATTAGGGGAAACAAATACTCATAAGTTTACTCAAGAGTGGTCTACAGAAACAACTTCTTATTTTACTAATAAAGGAACCGTAGAAGCTCCAGCGTTAATTGAAATGACTGTGAAAAAACCAAGTACCTTTTTAGATGTATGGTTTGGAAAGTATCCGCATAATCGTGATTACTTTAGAATAGGCTACCCTCTGACTGTAGAAGAAACCACGGTACAAGAACGAGAAAGAGTCATGTGGGATGAAATGGCTACTCCTATAGGATGGACACCTGTTACTGGACAATTCGATGATATGAAAGGGACAGGTAGCTTTAAATCGAGGGGTGGTTATGCGCTGTATTGTGAAGATTACGGAAAAGAGGTAGGATTCTATGGTGCTATAGCCAAGAAAAACATTCCAGGCGGCCCATTACAAGATTTTGAAATGGAAGTATGGATGACTTTAAAGTCCAAAAATATAGGTGAAATGGGTCGTGTTGAAGTTCTTCTTTTAGATGAGACGGGTAATCTGGTAACTCGTATCAATATGAATGATCTATATGCAACTGCTGAAATTACAAGGGCACATATGAAAATTGGGAATAGCGGAACACCTAATAGCATTCGGAAATTAGTAGATACAAGTGGGTATTACTTATCTACTTTCAATCAATTTCGGGGACGCCTGCGTATTGCTAGAAGAGGGACAAAATGGTCTGTATATGTAGCTAAATTTATAGATGATAAAGAGATAGACGGAGCTTCCTTAGTTGAACAATGGAACGATGTTGACAATAGTAATCCAATGACAGAACGTAAAATTGCACAAGTTATGATTGCGATTTGTAAGTGGGATAATCATCAGCCTGTTAACGAAATACACATTGATGATTTAAAAATTTGGAAGGTAAACAAAGTCCCATCTAATACAAAGCCATATATTTTCGATACTGGAGATAAAATTGTTATCGATACTGAGAAAAGTCTTGTCACAATCAACGGGGGGAATGCGATCAATATAAAAGAATTCTTTAGTAATTTTCCTGTCGTAATACGTGGTGAAAATCGTATCGATATAATGCCGCCAGATGTAAACGCAACAATCAGTTATAGGGAGAGATACAGATGAGAACACCAAGCGGGATTTTACATGTTGTGGATTTTAAAACAGATCAAATCATATCCGCTATTCAGTCGAAAGATTATTGGGACGATATTCGTCATTGGGAAATTAAAAATAATATAGACACATTAGAATTTAAAACATTCGACGGAACATCACACGCAATTACTTTGCAACAGCAGAATTTAATCGTTAAAGAAGTTCGTGATGGGCGACTAGTGCCCTATGTAATTAACAATGAGGTTGAAAGAGATTCTAACGATAGGTCGATTACAGTGCATGCTTCCGGTGCTTGGGTGCAAATAGCGAAAGATGGTTATATTATGCCACAACGGATAGAAAGTAAAACTGTTAACGAGTTTATTGACATGGCTCTTGTTGGCATGAAGTGGAAGCGTGGCATAACTGAATACGCTGGATTTCATACAATGACCATCGATGAAATTATAGATCCTCTTACCTTCTTAAAGAAAATCGCTTCATTATTCGATTTAGAGATTCAATATCGTGTAGAAGTTGTAGGTTCACAAATTACGGGTTGGTACGTTGATATGATAAAGAAACGTGGCAGGGAAACCGGTAAGGAAGTCGTTTTAGGTAAAGATTTAGTTGGTGTAAGGCGTATCGAACATTCAAGGGATATTTGCACAGCCTTAGTAGGTTTCGTAAAAGGCGAAGGCGATAACATTATTACAGTAGAGAAAATTAATCGTGGTCTCCCTTATATTACAGATAGCGATGCATTCCAACGCTGGAATGAACACGGAAAACATAAATTCGGTTTTTATACACCAGAAACAGAAGATCAAAACATGTCACCAGAACGTCTTATGACACTTATGAAAACTGAATTTAAAAAACGCGTTAATACTTCTGTATCTTATGTAGTTGAAGCACAATCAATTGGACGTGTGTTTGGATTAGCTCATGAGTTAATTAATGAGGGCGATACGATTCGAATTAAAGATACAGGATTTACACCTAAATTGTACTTAGAAGCTCGAGTTATTGCTGGTGATGAATCTTTTACTGATCCTACACAAGATAAGTATATGTTTGGGGATTATCGTGAGATTATTGATCCGAATGAGGAATTACGTAAATTATACAATAAAGTTCTCGGCTCATTAGGTAGTAAAGCAAGTAAAGAAACCCTTGAACAACTCGAAAAGCTAGCGAAAGAAGCCAAAGAGATGGCTAACAATTCTAAACAGACTGCTGATGATGCATCCGAAGCAGCGAAAATAGCAAAGGATATCGCAGATGCTGTCTTAATCAAACAAAAAGATTTCCAAACGAAAATTATAAAAAGTATAACACCGCCTTCTAATCCTATTAAGGATTTGACATTATGGTTAGACATAAGTAACCCAGAAAAGCCAATCCTTTATCTGTGGAATGGAACGAAGTGGGATAGATTAACTCCTGACACTTCTGTCATAGACGCTGATATAAAAGGTATTGAGGACGAGATTAAGAATCTCCAAATTGAAGTTAGCTCTAAAGTTAATCAGCAATGGGTTAAGGAACAAATTCAAACTGACATCCAAAATAAAGCTGATATCAAAGATGTTTACAAGAAAACTGAAATTGATAAATCTTTAGAGGGTCATGTTAAAGTGCAGTCGTATGAGCTTGATAAAAAGGCATTGCAGGAAGGTATAACAAATAACGCAAACATAATTACTGCAAATGACAAGAACTATATCAAACGGTTTACTGAAAATGAATCTAAGATTACTCAAACGGAAAAAGATATCAAAACACAAATTGAACAATTGAGTATTACAAACAAAAAAGTTACTTCACAAGGAACTACGATTGATGAAGTTCAAAAGAAAACAAATGAAATTGTTCAAGATGCAGATGGAACAAAGCAAACAATCACTTCTATTCAAACTGAGCTGAAAAATCAGTTATCTACAGCTAGAAACATTATAACTAATTCTAATTTTAATGACGATCTTAACACTTGGAAAAAAATGAACGGTGAAGCCAAAGTTATAAAAATGACTGTAGGTGGTTTATCCGAGTTTGAAAACTATGTAGAAGTAGAAATGACTCAAGATAATCAAGATACTTGGATTTATAAAGATTTTACGGTTGTTCCAGGTGATTATATTGTTTCCGCATGGATTCAAAGTACACAGAATAGTATTCCAGCTATTGGAGTTAAAGATAATGCGCCTGGTGCTTCCGGTGATCCAGGGGTTAAATACTTTTTATTTGATGCTCCTCAAACAATGTTGGATGGTAAATGGCATTACTTCCACGGTAAATTAAAAATTGTGGATGGGAAAGTTCGCGTTTACTTTGGGATGTTGAAGACAGGCAATGTAAAAGGTGCTAAAGCAAGAATAACCGGAACGAAATTTGCAAATGGTACTGTATTAGATAACTGGACTATCGCTCCTGAAGATATGACTTATAATACTGAGTTTACTAAAAAGACTGCTGAAATTATTACAAGTGTTGATAAGGTTAGTTCAACTCTAACAGAAACAAATAAACAAGTAGTAGCAGTTGAAAAGAAAGCTGATACAGCTAATGAACAAATAACTACAACGAATAAGAAGGTTTCTGACGTATCACAGACAGTAGATGGATTAAAATTGAATATATCAGATATCTCAAAAATCCAACAAGGGCACACAACTGAATTACAACAACATAGTTCTAAAATAGATGCCAATGCAAAAGCTATTCAAACCAAGGTTGATAGTCAATTTGTAGAAGAGTATACAGGTGGATTAGGTAGTACTCAGCTGATAAGGGATGCTGAGTTCGTTGACGGGTTCAAGTATTGGTATAAATCTAATAACGCAAATTTCACCGCTGAAGTAGATACAACTAATCTATATAACGGTAGTCCATCCATGCATTTAAAAGGGGTTAATCAGACAACGAATGTTAATACAAATGTGACGTCTACTACTAAGATACCTGTTACGCCAGGAGAAAAAATTACAGCTTCTTTAGCTCTATTTACAAATAAATTAAGTGAACATGTAAATCCTTATATATCTTGTGCTATTATTTGTTGGGATATTAATAACAAGCAGTTAACAGCAATGGGATGGAGTACCAAGTTGGCTGATAATGTATGGACAAAAACATC